TACCCAGTATAATAATACCAAAGTTCATAGGTGTAAACTTCTGTCTTTCACCTAGCAGTATTTGTCCATCAATAACGCCTTCTGCGATACCACCATTGTCATCATAGATACTAGCAACAATCTTGTTAATAACACCAAGTTTCTTAACTTTAGCAGGTGCAGTTAACCAAATTGGCACAGTGAATGAAAGCGTAGCAATATCAATCTGCTCATCAACACCAACTGGCACCGCTCTACTGCTCCATTGTGTTTGTGCTAGTTCAATATAACTTAAACTTGTCCAATCTAAATAGTTGTCTGTGCTTTGAATTTCAAGTGCTGGATTAAACAACACAAGTAACTGCTCAAGCAACTGTAGTTTTTGATTGGTGTTACTAGTCCACACATCTACATTTAACTGCAGTGTATAAGGAACAGGCATAACACGCTCTACTGTAAAAGCATTGCCTTGTTGTGTTGTGTATTCGTTTGTGTTAGGATCAAACTTGCGCATACGAATATGCTTTTTGTCAATAAATGTAGGATCCTGTCTGCGCTCTGCATTGTATTCTAATCCTGTTACATAACAACTAATCATAGGTGTTGGAATGATTTTGTTTTCACTGTTCTCACGAACAATGCTGCTTACCATACGAGTAGCATCACCATACTTAACAGGCACAGTAACCAATGTAGTATTACCATCTCTGTCCTTGCCATACTCTACCTGAAAGTTACTGAATGCACGAATAAACTGCAGTAGGAATCGTCTTATTTGTTGATCGTAAAAAAACTGTTGTGGCATTAATCTTCTCTAGGTTTCAGTGCATCACTAAGCGACTGTCTACTTGTTGCAGTAGTGTTATCATCTGCAGTAAATGTGCTGGTGTTATTGATAAATCCATCCATTTGTGTTGATCCTGTGCCAGGTGTAAGTTTGCTGCGCACATCATCTTCTACTTTAATCCAGCGTGATCCGCTGTATCTAAACAGTCTGTTTGGTAAGAAGTCTAAGCGTAGTACAAAGTCACCTTCTTGTGCATTACCGGGGAAACTTGTTCCCATACTAATTGGTTCACCGTTAGGAGCAAGTCCATCACCTACTAAGTATCCGCTGTAAGCATTGGTGTTAGTAGGTGTAATGCGTCTAGCATCTGCACTTGCATCTGTACTGTCTGCATTTTGTGCTGTATCGTCAGCATTAACACCTTTAGACTCCAGTGGTCTACCAGTAACTGGATCAGTAGGAACAATATAGTATTGACTTGTATCGTAACCACTTTCAGGAACTTCTTTCTCTGCTTCTTCTACAATCTTGCTTGTAATCTCAAGTTCTTTGTTGTATGTAGATAGCAGATCACGAAGCGTATTGTCTGTTGTATTGCCGTCTTTATCCTCTTGTAGTACATTGAGAATATCTGTGTATTCTTGACTGTCTACCAGTGGTGTACACTTAACACGCCACAAATGGCTCCACCATGTTGGGCTAAATCCTTCACTTGGACGACTACCTTCTTGTATAACATAGTAGCGTTTGAGGCTAAGTTCTACACTTTCATCCAGTGCGCTAAAATCTGTAAGGTGTGGCAGTTCAATAACATCGCCTGCCATAAGTTTGCGACCAAGGTTGTTTAGCATATCATTCTCGTGGAATGTAATAAACAGTGTATCGTTTGCTAAAAACAACCCAAACTGTGATAAGTCAAAGTCTGTATCGCTTACACTGTATATACCACGCAAACTGTAGATGTCTTGATCGTATATTCTATCTCTGTTTTCTAAAAATAAGAAGTCTTGTATACCCAATGGATCAGGTGTTTGATCACCACCAGTCTGGTTCGCAACACCCAAATACTTGTGTACGTTGATGCCTGTACCGCCGATTGTAAACATTTCTTTTATACGACGATCAAAAAAGCGATAATCGTTGGTGTGAGCACCGTCTTTCCATAATGATATACGAGGCAAATCAATAACTCCTAAGTAGTTATGTATTTATCAGGTTGACATATACCCTAATGATGCTATTATTAATAGTAAACAGAGGAGAGAAGTATGCAATACGCAATCATAAACTTTACAACAAAGCAGTCAGATTTTTATGCTACATTTGAGGATGCAAGTAATGCTTGTGCAGTGTATAATGTGCAACCCGGACATGTTGTAGTAATAGTAGATTTGCAAGAAAATGCAGTAGAACAACTGTAACTTTTAGGTTGACACATTCTCAAAAGGTGCTATATTAAGTAGTAAGTTGATGTTGAGGAGAGATACATTATGGTTAGTAATGCAAAGTTTAAAGATTTCATTGTAGCACTTAGCGCAGAAGATCAGCAAACAGTTGTTGATAGACAGTTGCGTTTGCTTCCTGCGTTTATTATGCAAGAAGTTGCTACTACTAATAACCCAAAAGTAGTTCGCAAGTTAGAGAGCCGCTTAAAGCAGGTTCGCCTGATGTTGTCCTCTATCGTTGCTAACGGAAAGGTTGTTTAATGAACGATCTACTTAAAGACATCGAAACACTTACTATAGTAAAAAATGCAGTAAGTAACGGTGTTGAAACAGAAAAAGTTATTGAATTGCTCGATAGTGTGATCAAACTTAAGACTATTGAGATAACTAACTTTGAAAACGAAATGGAAAAGGAGTTTGCCCGTGGCATTGACCGCTCTTAGAGGTAAAAAGATTACTCGTAAAAAAGCACCTGCTGCAAGACGGAAACTATCCGGCGCGGCAGCGGCACCAATGGATGATTACAACAAGTGCAGAGACTTCTTTCACTTTGAAGTAGACAATAAAGACTGTGCTGCGATTGTTAAGGCATATGTAAAGCGTGTGTTTGACAAAGAAAAAGCACGCCTTATTCTCAAAAACAAAGAATACAATCTCTACAAGAGTCATGTTGCAACATTTTGTCATTGGCAAAACGCAGGACAAACTGCTCCTGAATCTACTATACAATATATGACAGGCTACTTTGAGAATCTTGAGGAGCAAGGCAAATCTATTGTAGAAGAAATCAAAGCAGTAGAAGCAGAAAAGCCTAAGAATGTTTATGTGCCTAGTATCCAGGAGCGTATCAAAGAAGCAAGTGGCAACATCATTGCAGAGATTGAAGAAGCAGTTGATGACTACATCACTAATCCAGACAAGTTCAAAGGATTGGATGCTGTTAAACTGTTCCGCAAACTAAATGTCAATCAAGCACACGCTAGACACATTCGTGCGTTCTATGAAGGCCCACTTGCAGAGTATATTATGCTACAGCAACCTGCTCGTGAACAAGACGAGGATTTGCGTGAAGGTTATGCACACTTGGACAAAGCAGCCATTAAGCGTGGTGTTGCACTGTTCCAAGGCATTGTAGGTGCTTGTGACCTCATTACAGCAGAAAGCAAAGCAACTCGTAAGACTAGATCGCCCAAGCCTAAGAGTGCTGACAAGTTGGTTGCAAAAATGAAGTATTGTAAAACCGACGAAAAGTATAAAGTAGCCAGCATAAATCCTGTGGATATTATTGGTGCTACGGAAGTTTGGGTGTTTAACGTCAAGACACGCAAACTGGGCAAGTATGTTGCAGAGGATGCACAACAGTTTCAAGTTAAAGGAACTACACTACAGTTTTTTAATGCTAACACAAGTGTAGCAAAAACACTGCGTAAGCCAGAGCAGCAACTAGCAGACTTTAACAAGAGCGGTAAAGTGCAGTTGCGTAAGTTCTTAGATGAAATCAAAGGTGTTGAAACAAAGATGAATGGACGCTTTAACGCCGACACTGTTATCCTTAAAGCGGTAAAGTAATAAATAGTGTATAGAAGGAATACACTATGGCAACACTAGCAAGTTTAAGAGCAGATACAGTAGACTACATTCGCTTTCGATTAGGCGATGGAATGGTGGATGTTGAACTAGATCCGGAACACTATGACAATAGCATTGACAAAGCATTAAAGCGTTTTCGTCAGCGCAGTCAAAATGCCTATGAGAGTTCATATGTATTCCTAAGTGTTGTCAAAGAGCAGCAAGAGTATACACTACCGGACGAGATTGAAGAAGTGCGTCAAGCATTTAGACGCAGTGTTGGTAGTGGTAGTAGTGATACTGGCACACAGTTTGAACCGTTTGAAGCAGCATTTCAGAATACTTATTTGTTGCAAAGTGGTCGTATCGGTGGCATGGCAACATATGAAATGTACTATCAGTATCAGGAACTAAGTGCTAGACTGTTCGGCGGCTTTGTTAACTTTGAATTTAACCCTGTTACTAAAAAGGTTACACTGCTCAGAAAGTTTAGTGCAGATGGCGAGCAGATTGTGCTATGGACTTATAACCTGCGTCCAGAAGCAAGATTGTTACAGGACAGACATGCTGGTCCATGGATCCAAGACTATGCACTAGCACTTGCAAAGTATACACTAGGCGAAGCACGTTCAAAGTTTTCAACTATTGCAGGACCACAAGGTGGTACAAGTCTAAACGGTGATGCACTTAAAGCAGAAGCACAAGTTGAAATAGACAAACTCGATGAAGAACTACGCAACTATGTTGACGGCAGTGACCCACTCTCATTTATTATTGGCTAACTAAGAGGTTTAAATGATTATAGGAATTTGCGGATTGATCGGTTCCGGTAAAGGAACTGTCGCTGATATTCTAGTCGATCAAGGATTTAAAAAAGTAAGTTTTGCTGACAAGCTCAAAGATGGCGTAAGCAC